TTTGTATTTTATATGACTGGTACAGGTGCATTAAATACAAGAACATTTTTTGCTCAACAAATAACTTTTGACCATACTAATACAGCTAAGTTTTGTACAGTACATGACAATCATTTAGTTTTAGCTGGTAGTCTAACAGAACCTCAAACAATTTACTATAGTCATACAGGCGATATAGATAACTTTACAGGTACTGGAGCTGGAAGTATAACACTAGAAGATAAAATTGTAGGGTTAAAAAGTTTCCGTAAAGAATTATTTATTTTTTGTAGAAACTCATTATTTAAATTAGAAAATATTAATGATGCAGCTACTATAAAAATTACACCTATTACAAAAAATGTAGGGTGTATAGATGGACAAACTATACAAGAGATAGCTGGTGACTTAATATTTTTAGCACCTGATGGTTTTAGAACCGTAGCTGGTACAGCAAGAATTGGTGACGTAGAGTTAGGAACTATAAGTCAAGCTATACAGCCAATTATAAATGACATTGTTCAAGGTTCAGCAATCTATGAATTTAGTAGTGTTGTTATAAGAAACAAGTCTCAATATAGAATGTTTTATACAAGTGCTACAGATACTTCAGCTACGTCAAAAGGCTTGATAGGTGTATTAAGACCACAAGGATTTGAATGGTCAGAAACTTTAGGAATACAAGCACCTGCAATTGCATCAGGTTTTGCTTATGACGGAGAAGAAAAGTTTGTCCATGGTGATAAAGACGGTTATATTTATAACCATAACGTAGGAAATACTTTTAATCCTGCAGGTGTAGAAACAGCAATAAGTGCAGAGTATCAGTCTCCAGATTTTGATTATGGAGATTTTGGAACTTTAAAAACTTTAGACTATATTAAATTATCTATAAAGCCTGAAGCATTAGCACAGCCTACATTAAGAATTAGATTTGATTATGATAGTAACGATACACCGCAACCACCGGATATTGAATTAACCGCAGTACCAGAACCAGCTATTTTTGGAACTGCTAAGTTTAACTTACAAGCTTTTGGAGCTTCTGAGCAACCGTTAGTTAGACAACCATTAACAGGTAGTGGACATAGTAACTTTTTTAAAGTTTTTAGTTCAGACACGAAGGCTCCATATACTATAAATGGTATTTACATAAATTACAGACCTGCAGGAAGGCAATAGGAGAGATAAAAAATGGCACAATCATATACTAGACAAAGTTCGTTTGCAGATGGAGATACTATTACTGCAGCACTTTTTAACAATGAGTATAATCAATTAGTAAATGCATTTAGCTACAGTTCTACAAATGAAGGTACAACTGGACACAGACATGATGGCAGTGCAGGAGAAGGCGGTAATATCCCACAGATAGGAGATTTAGATTTTCTTAATAAAATTGTTGTTGATAGTACTAACAATAGATGGGGATTTTATGTACAAGTTTCTAGTTCAGCAGTAGAACAAATTAGATTACAAGACGGTGCATTAATACCTGTCACAGATAGTGATGTAGATTTAGGTACTAGCTCATTATACTTCAAAGATGCTTATATTGATTCTGTAACAACAACAGGTAATGTTAGTATTGGTGGTAATCTTACAGTTACTGGTGATGCTACTATATCAGGTAATCTTACTTTTGGTGATGCAGATACTGATAGCATTAACCTAGCTGCTGAAATTGATTCAGATATTATTCCTAACACTGATGGTACATATGACTTAGGAAGTGCTACAAAAGAATGGCAAGACCTTTACATTGATGGTACAGCTAATATAGATAGTCTTGTAGCTGATACAGCAGACATAAACGGTGGTACAATTGATGGTGCTACCATAGCAACTTCAGATATAACTGTAGGAGCTGGTAAAACTTTAGACGTTTCATCAGGTACACTAACTTTAGCAGATGACCAAATTTCTGGTGATAAAGTTGAAGGTGGTACAATTGCTGCTACAACAATTACAAGTTTAACAGCAACAAGTGCAGACATTAATGGTGGAACTATTGATGGTGTTACTATTGGCGGTACTACTGCAGGTGCTGTTACCTTTACAGATTTATCAGACGGTACTATAACTATTGCAGGTTTTGCTGATGAAGATAATATGGTATCTGATAGTGCTACATTGTTGCCAACTCAACAATCTGTAAAAGCTTATGTAGATAGTCAAGTTACTGCACAAGACTTAGATATTACAACAGATAGTGGAACTATTGCAATTGATTTAGATAGTGAAACATTAACTGTATCAGGCGGTACAGGTCTTGATAGTTCTGCAACAGGTAATGCAGTTACTCTTGCAATTGATTCTACTGTAGCTACTTTAACAGGCTCTCAAACTTTAACAAATAAAACAATAGATGTTGATAACAATACAGTATCTAACATAGAAGTTAATAACTTAAAATCAGGTGTACTTGATACAGATTTAACTTCTGTTGCAGCTACAGATACTACTCTTGCTTCTGCTAAAGCTATTAAAACTTATGTAGACGCACAAGTCACTGCACAGGACTTAGATTTCCAAGGTGATACAGGTGGTGCTTTAAGCATTGACCTCGACTCTGAAAGCCTTACAATTGCTGGTGGGACTGGTTTAGATACAGTAGGTTCAGGTAATACTGTTACAGTTAATATAGATTCTACAGTCGTTACACTTACAGGCACACAAACTTTAACAAATAAAACACTTACAACACCAATTATTAGTTCTATATCTAATACTGGTACATTGACTTTACCAACTTCAACAGATACTTTAGTTGGTAGAGCTACAACAGATACACTTACAAATAAAACCCTTACAACTCCTATTATTAGCTCTATTAGCAATACAGGAACCTTAACACTGCCTACATCTACAGATACTTTAGTTGGTAGAGCTACTACAGATACACTTACAAATAAAACTCTTACAAGTGCTACACTTACAAGCCCTGTAATCAATACAGGCGTATCCGGTACAGCATTCCTTGACGATGATACTTTTGCTACAGCTACAGCAAGTACTTTAGCATCTTCAGAATCTATTAAAGCTTATGTAGATACTACAGTTGCTGCAACTAATGAAGTTGTTGAAGATTCTACTCCACAGCTAGGTGGTGATTTAGATTTAAACTCTAATGACATTACAGGTACAGGTAATATAAACATTACAGGTACTATCCAATCTTCAGGAAACATTACAGGCACACTAGCTACAGCAGCTCAACCTAATATTACAAGTCTTGGTACGCTTACAGGTTTAGACGTTGCAGGAACTCCAACCTTTGATGGTTTGACTGTTGATGGTGATGCAACATTACAAAGCACAGGGGACGCTAAATTAATTATAAAAGGCGACACCGATAATAACATTGGTGGCGAAGAAGGCTCATATATTGAGCTACATACAGACGCCAGTGCCGTACAGCATCGTATTCAATCAACTGGAACATCAAACGATTTAGAAATAGTTGCGGGTGGGGGTTTAACTTCAGCTTCTTCAGTAGATTCTGGGCTTACTTTGTACACTAAACCTGCGTCTTCTGACCCGCTAAAAAGGCTTTTTCTAGAGAATAACGGAGACATCTCCTTCTATGAAGATACAGGAACTACCCAAGCTTTATTCTGGGATGCATCAACTGAAAGATTGGGACTAGGTACGACTAGTCCTAGTAGAGAGTTACACATAAGCAAAGGTGGGCAAAACGGTGTCAGACTAACATCCACTACATTTGGTGCAGACTTTGGTTTATTAAGCAGTGTGTCGGGACAAAATGGATTTGGTATATATGACTACAATGCATCAGGATATAGGTTTAACATAGACTCATCAGGTAACGTGGGAATTGGAACGAGTACATTTACAAATTCTTACAAAACATATATTGAAGGTCTTGACCAAGATACAGCAAACCTTACAGATTCAGGAAATCACGGAGCTACTTTATATTTAAGAGCTACTGCAAACGCAGTAGGTAGTGGTGGTGCTGTAGCTTTTGGTACTACCTTTGGAAATAAAACACCTTTTGCAGCTATAAAAGGTCATGTTCTAGATGGTGCTGATAATACAAGAGGAGATTTATGCTTTTCAACTAGAGCAACTACATCTGCAACAGCTTTAACAGAAGCAATGCGTATTGACTCATCAGGAAACGTTGGAATAGGCACGACTAGTCCTGAATCAACTTTAGAAATTTCAAAATCTGACCAGACCAATGGTGCAACGCTAAGTATTACTAATAGTTTTGACGGTTCTGACTGGACTGCTGGAGATACAATAGGAACTATTAATTTTAGAGTTGATGACAACTCAACAACAGAAAAAATACGTGGTCAAATTAAGGTATTTGATGATACATCTGTTTCTACTACCTTTCCTGCATATAGTGCCATGTCGTTCAGCACAGGATTAAACAACACCCTGAACGAACGCATGAGAATAGACTCTTCAGGAAATGTTGGAATTGGAACTGATAGTCCTGAACACGCACTTCATGTTAATGGTGGTACTGCTAATACTGTTGCTCAATTTCAAAGCACGGGTTCTAATGCATATATAGAATTTTTAGATTCAAATGCAGGTGCATCAGGTTGCTTTATTGGTGGTGCTGGTGATGACTTTGTAGTATTACCAAATGCAAGTGAAAAATTTAGAGTAACATCTTCAGGTGATGTTGGAATTGGAACTGATATTCCGTCATCCGTGTTGGACATAAGTACAGACGCTGGTGATGCCTACATAACACAAACAAACAGCCAGAGCGACCAGACGTTGCGAATGGGTAACGCTTATAGCATTTTGGGAACGTCTTTAGGAGGTTACTCAGCGATTGATTCTGATGCTACCCTGTTATTAGGTACTGGTGGTGTGGAAAGATGCCGACTAGACTCATCAGGTGATGTTTTGCTTGGAACAACAACTAGTAGAAGTTCATTTTTAACACAAACTTCAGGAAACTTAAATGTTGCTGGGGGTGTTATTTTTGATGCTGGTTCAGGTAATAACGCTGAAATTCTTAATTATAGAAGCACTGCAACTGTTTTTGGTAATGGTGGTACAGAAGCCATGAGAATAGACTCATCAGGCAACGTTGGAATTGGAACGAGTAGTCCTGCTGATAAACTTCATGTAGAGGGTAATATTTATTTAGGAGCTTCTACTAGGACTATTTATACTGGTGGTAGTGGTAATTTGCATCTACAAACAAATACAGGTCAGACTATTTTCTTGCGTAGCAACGGTAGTTCTGAATCCATGAGAATAGACTCTTCAGGAAATCTGTTGGTTGGTACTACGAGTGCAAATTTTTCACTTTCTACTGAAGTTATGGATGGTTTTGGAGTTAGTGGTTCTTCAGATGGATTTGTGACAATAGGCGTAGATAGTAATTATTGTCTTGCTTTGCAAAGAAACGGCTCTGACGGAGTTATTCAATACTTTTTCAATGGTAATGCTAATGCTGGAAATATATCTATTAGTGGCTCATCTACATCATATAACACATCATCAGATGCAAGACTCAAAGACGTTACAGGCGAAGCTAGAGGTTTAGAAGTCATTAAAAAACTTAACCCAGTAGCTTATAACTGGAAAGCAGACGGTAAAGCTGACGAAGGCTTAATAGCTCAAGAAGTTATGGACATAGTTCCAAACGCTATAACAGGTTCAGAAGAAGAAATGTATCAAATGGATTACAGCAAACTTGTAGTGCATCTTGTAAAGGCTGTAAAAGAACAACAAACACAGATTGAAGCCTTACAATCTGAAATTAACTTACTTAAAACAGGAGAATAAAATGGCAATTAATTATACTTGGAACGTGTCAACAGTTGATACTTACCCAACACTAGATGGTAATGCAGACGTTGTTTATAACGTGCATTGGAGATTAACAGCAGAAGATGATGCTAATCAGGATGCTGATGGCAACAACATTACTGCTACTTCATACGGGACTTGTGGTTTAGATACTTCAGACCTCTCAAGCTTTACAGCTTTTGCAGATTTGACAAGCTCTGACGTACAAGGCTGGGTTGAAGGAGTTTTTGGAGCTGATGATGTTGCAGAAAAGAAAGCAGCATTAGATGCAAAGATAGCTGAAATCATCACACCAACAAGCGTTACTAAAACAATCGGATAAACACTATGGAACTAACACCTTATTTATTTTGGAACATCTTTATAACTTTGGTGTT